ACGGCACTCTTAATTTGAAGTGTTCACCAGTTCGTTTAATACATTCGACAGCCAACAATCCTATCTCTGTTGCTTCTTCTCTGTCACACTCAACTTGTATTTCATCGTGTACCCACAATACTTGTTGAACTCCAGAAAAGTTTTTAACAGCGTTGTCAAACTCAACTAACCATTGTTTACAAACGGCTGCGCCTGCGCCTTGCAACAAAGTGTTTAATGCACTGAAAGTATTTCTTACTTTGATTTGTCTTTTGTCTAGACCTACCAAGTAACCACGTTCAGCAGAAAGTTGTACTTGTTTGATTAATTTATTTAAAGCAGGTAACCTATCTAAGAAACGCTTTTTAACTTTTGCTGCTTCTTTGTTAGTCTTACCAGTTACCTCTGCAATCTTTCCTACACCTGCGCCATAAAGCCAAGCGTACAAAAATCTTTTACTTTGGTCTCTAGTTTCTAAACCTGCATTGTGTTGATTAGTAGTGTGTATATCACCGTTGACTACAATGTCAGCGTATGCACCACCATCAAATTTTGCAATGTAATGACCAAGCAATCTAAGCTCAAGTCCACTTACATCTATTCCAATTAACACTTTACCTTTTGGTACTGTAAAGAGTTCTCGAAATTCTTTTCCGTAAGGTACACTGACTGAAGGTACTTGCTGTAGGTTAGGTTTCATTGCTGTTGCCCTACCAGTTACAGCGTTGTTAGTATTAACAGTGCCGTGTAGTCTTCCGTTACGTTCTAGTTTTAGATAAGCTTGATTACCTTCTGATAACATTCCAATTCTTTTTTCTAAAAGAAAATATTTTGCTAACAGTTTTGCTTCTGGATAATCTAAACTATTTAAAACTGTATCATCTACTTTTGCTTTACCGTCTGGTGTAAAGTCTTTTGGTTTCCAATCATACTTAGTCTTTAATCTATCAGCTATGTGTTGTCTGCTAGAAGGATTAAATATAATGACTTTATCTTTTAATGGTTTACCAGTTTTTTCTGAAACTCTTTTAACCGTAATAGGTTTAAAAGTTTCTTCCATTTCTGTTTTAATCTTGTCTCTTTGTCCAGACAAGTCAGCATAAAGTTTGATTGCTTTTTCTTTATCAAACAATACTCCATATCTTTCTTGTTTAGATATAAGAGTAGCTACATCGTGTTCGAGTTGTAAAGATTCTTCCGAATATTTTTTGCCCAAAATTATTTGGTATAAGTTATGTGTAACTTCTACGTCTTGTACACAATACTCTAACATTTCATTTGTAAACTCTTGCCAGTCTGTCTCAAACTCTTGCTTGTAATTCCCTAGTCTAACACCCCATGCTTTAAGGCTATGTTTGTTGACTAATTTTCTTGGGAAGTCTTTAGTATGTACACGCTTCATGTCAGACTCCATTAAGTCAGACCATATTAACCGTGTAGCAACTAACGTATCAAAAACTTTTGCTTTAGTTTTGAAGTTATATAATTTTTCTAACACAGGAATATCAAACTTAATAATATTATGTCCGATAATAAGTTCTGCATTCGTAAGTTTGTCTATGGCTTCATCCGTAGATAAAGTTAAGACTTGTTCCGTGTCTATATCTTTTAAGACTATGCAGTGTATTTTCGTACACTCTTCTAATAAGTTATCTGTTTCTATGTCAAAACAGTATTTGCTCATGTTTTTATTTTCCTTATTTTAATTACATTGACAGTAGGCATTGTTGTTATGTTACCTACGTCTCCTAACGTGCCGTTATCTTCAAAGTTAACGTCACCTACAATTATGTGTACATCTTTGTCGGCTCTAATAAGCCAACCTGCTGTAATACAAATTGTTACTTTACTATTTTTTGCTTCTTTTAAATTTAACCAGGCACTATTACTGTTAATGTCTTTCCAGTAACAATGCACAAATGGTGCATCCAATATTTTTTTATGTATAGTTGGTAGTTTCATTAATGTACTGTTGCCATTTCTACAGTTACTCGACACGCAGCTTCCTCAAACATTGAAACTTCATTCAACATTAATTCACAAGCAAGTCTAACTGTTGTGTTAGGGACTTGAATAATTGCCATCTTATAAGGATTCTTTTTACAAAGTTCGATAGCGTCACTTACTTCTTTAGTAACGTTCCAACTTGTTTTAATATTAGAAATCCTTTTCATGTCCCTCCGTTATTTCTGTTAAACACGCTGTGTCATTGTCAAAATATAATGTTCCACATTTGCCAGTGTCACCAGTATGTCTATTTTTAAGTACACGTATTGTTGTGTAGTTTTTGTTCTCATCATCTTGTTGATTTTTTTCCAACGAAATAACTCCGTCACTTAATTGACTGATTGCAGCCGAGCCACGTAAACTATTTAATGATGTTTGTAGTCCGTCTTCGTAACCTTTGTTACCTTCTGGTCTTCTTAAATGATTAACGACAAATAAACCAATGCCAGTAGACTCAACTAAACTTCTTAGCTTAGTCATTGTGACATCAATTAATTTTCGTTCATCAAAACTTTCAAGTCCACTAATAACAATTGATAAGTGGTCAAGTATAATCCATTTTACATTTAAACCTTTTGCAAGGTATTGAATTTTAGATAATAGATTGTCTGATTGTGTTGAGCCAAAATGGTCAAACATATAAAACAAACCACTACCAACTGTAGAGTCAAAACTTTTTTTAAACTCTTCTTTATTAACGTTGTCTTTAGATAAGTGTAATGGTCTTTGTAAATCAATTCCCATTATACCTAATGCAGAACGCTTAACACTTTCTTCTAATGCAATGTAGCCTACGCTTTCACCATGTTTTAAAAGATGATGTGCTATTTGTCTGCAAAGCTGTGACTTACCTTGTCCAGTTCCACTAGTTATTGTAATTAACTCACCTCTTCTCATGCCTAAAGTTTTTTTGTTTAGACATTCAAAAGGATAAGGAACTGTTTCAGTTTTATCTTCTTTAGATATTAAATCAAAAACTTCTGTTCCAGATACAATACCGTCTGGTCTATAAGTCTTTGCACCCCACATACAATCTATAAGTTTTGCAGTTTCCCCCTGGACCAACATTTCGTTAGCGTCTTTTCTTGGGAGTGTTGCTATCTTACATTTACCTGGAGTAAATAATTTTGAACATTCTTGAGCTGCCTTTTTGCCTGCTTCATCTGAGTCAAACATTAAAACAATTTCACTTGCTTGTTCGAGCCACTCAAGTTGCTGTTGTAAATCTTTCTTTGCGCCTTGGCTTCCAGTCTTAACTGAAACACAAGCCCATTTTAAACCTTGTGCTTGAGCCATACTCATAGAATCTATTTCGCCTTCTAAGATTACTATTTTTTTATTTGTGTCACGCCATAAGTTTTGTCCGAATAGTGTTGCTTGTTTACTATCACCTAACCATTGAAAAGATTTATCTGGATAACGTAATTTCTGTGCAACTAATTTATTATGTTTGTCATAGTAGTTTGCAATTTGAACTGTCTTACCGTTATATTTTCCAGTCTGATAATTAAATTTGGTTGTCGTTGCCAAATCTATATGTCTTTTGTTAAGAGGTTTAATTTCCCCATGTATTAATTCAGTTTCCAATTTCGTTTCCTCTTTTTGTTCGTAGTTATGATAGTAATGTCCACATCCAAAACAATGACCGTGTCCGTCTGTATAAACAGCCACGTTATCCTTGCTCTGACATTCAGAACATGGTGCGTGATAACTAAAATCACTTTTTTCCATTTTGTTTTTTCCTTGAAATTTTTTTGACCCAAAATATTTTGGTCTGAAAAGAAAGACCCCTTTGATGTTATCTCAGGGGTCACTACAAAAGGAGTGCATATGAACTCACTCCCTCAAACGAAGGTATACCCTAATTTAATTCTTTTATCCACTCTTTTGGAATGAAGCCGTCAGCATATTTAAAACCATGCTTCTCGCACCACATTGCGTATGTTGTTTTGGATTTTTTCGAAATCCTAGTTTTAGAATTTGAAAATACAAATCTTAAATCTAGATTAGGGTATTGATTTTTAACAAGTAAAGATTTTTGTTTGTCTACTGTTAAAAACCTACCTTTGCCTTCTATGTACATAGGCTCACCATCTTTTTTAAAAAGAATAAAATCTGGTGTGTATCTATGCACCTTTTCAGGTTTCGTATATTTTAAAGTTATTGTTTCGTACTCAAATTTAATATTTTTCAATTTCAATTGAGTAGCTATTTGTTCTTCTAAACCACTTCGATATTTAGAAGTCGTCTTTATCTTCTTGTACCTCGGTCTTAGTATCACTTGTAAACTCCTCAGTCGATTGTGTATCTGAGTGTTCATATCCTTCTTCTTCTTTAAAACCGTAACCAGAAGAATTTGAGCCACCTTCAATTAACTTAATTATTTGTGCAGCTCTAAGTCTCATACTAACGCCTGCCCCAACCATTGAAGTAAAGTATGGAATAAGTTCAGCACTAACTTTTAATTCTGAACCTCCCCAAACATTCACGTTCAACATTGGTTTACCTTTTGCGTCAAAGAGTGTTGGTTTATTTTCAAAACTCTCTCCACTTTTAGTAGTTACTTTTGCTTTACATTTGAATTTTAAGATAACGTTGCCAGTTGGCTTTCCGTCATCATCAACTTCATCGTAATATGGTGGGTCAGCTTGTTTAACTTTCTTACCATTCGATTTTTCTGCGCCTATCTTTACGCTTTCTTCTCTAGCCGTATCAATCATCTTGATAACGTCTTGAGCGTCTTTTTTACTTAGTATAAGATTTGTTTTATAATCACCTACTTCAGAAAACTTAGTATCAGGGCTTGATAGCCATGGGTACTGAGCAATTCCAACTGGTGTAACAATCTTTGTGTACTTATTCTTCATTGTCGTTTTCCTCGTTTACTGTTTCTTTATCTAAATAGCCTTTTTCAATTAAGGCTACGCCCTCGTCTAAGGGCATTTGAACTTCGTTCATTGTTTACTCCGTTAGTTCTAATAGGGGTACTATTAAATAACCCTTTAGTGGATTGGTTTATGCAAAGAAAAATTCACTCTTCAAAACTTCCTCAATATCAAAGTCACCTTTTTCAGGAACTTCTGGAAGTTTACTTTTCTCGCTATCGTTTAATATTGGTAACATAGATGTTTTAAAGTCTTCTAAAGGACAACCATTAGAATACATTTCTACAAACGTTTCTCTAATAGTTTCAGCTAGTGTCTGACTGTCAGCAGCTAGTGTACCGAAAGAGTCATGCACATTACAAAAATGTGAAAGCCCTTTGTCATACGCTTTGACTACACACATAAATAAATGCGCTGAGTCTTGAGCGTGTATGTAGTTTGGTGGACAAGAATTTTTTGCTTTGTGAACAGAAAACTTTTCTGTCTCGACATTAATTCTTGGTTTTATAACTTCACCAAACAATTTTGTTTTCACTCTCATAGATTTAAACTCTGGATAATCTTGTATTACTGGAAATCCAACTGGATTATTCCAACGTACAGCGTGTCCAGATTTTGCTAAAACTTTTGCACAATCTTGTAAGAATGACATTCCTAATCTTGCCGAAGATAAAACTTCACCCATTGAGTCCCAAATCACACCTGCTAAAAATGTACAAGCTTGAAATGAAGCACTTCCAAATGGATGTAAGTCACCTTGGTCTTTTCTTTTAACAATATCCTCATCAACAAAGTCACTACATGAGTATCTTGTCGAACCATAAGGACTTGTCATTATTGCTCTCTTAACTGTAGAACGTTTAACTCCAAACTGTAACCAAAGTTTTGCAAACTCACTGTCAGTCATTGTTTTTAAATTTTCAATAACTTTATCTTTGACAACTGAATAAACATCTTGAGGTCTTTCACT